ACGCTGTTGAAGCATCGATAAGGTCGGTAAAACCTAGTCTTTGCGAAGCGACTAATACTCTTCTTTGGTTTGCTACTTCGTAGTCAGACTCGATAGTAACACCTCTTAATCTAGGCATTACAAAGTTCTTAACGTTAACAGCACAAGCAAAGAATTTGCCTACTGCTGGAGTTTTGAACTCATCACAGACTATGACTTTAGAGCCAAAGACTGATCCAATTTCACCAGATAGTTTTGTTGCAATGTTTCCAACTAAGTTAACATCTTGGAACTCTGCGTCTGATAATAGGTTGAAGTATTCAGTTGAATTAACGATGTAAACTACATCACTAGGATTCATACCCCATTTGCCCATTGCCTTTCTAGCATTCAATAACATTGAAGCTGTTAGAGACTCAGATGCGAATGCAGTAGCGGATTGAGTTTTGTTAGCACCAGCCATTGTGACTAGTCCTTCGAAAGCTGCTCCACCTGTACCATAGACACCATCTGCATGGTTTCCTAATAGTAGTGCATTTTCAATACCTCTAGCGTGAGATCTAATAATAGACTCTCTAATTAGAGGAAGAATCGGCATGATTGCATCTTCTTCAGTTTCATTACCTAAGTAAGATTGTGAAATTAGTTTCTTAGTTGAAAGTGTTCTTTCAGTCATTGCAATACCGGCTCCATTAGCTGGATCGTATGCATCGCCTCTTGGGTCTAAGTTACCATGAGGTGAACTACCAGATGCTACTTGGTTAGCTGTAAATTCAGCATAACCTGAGTCTGGCATGATTGGAATGATTTGAGTAGCAGATTGCATTTGGATTTCTCTAAATAGCGGTGCTAGTACAAGCTCCAATTGAATATCTCTTTCAATATTTGTTGATACTGTTTGCTCAAAGTCAGCTGAAGCAACGTCCACACCTGAGTGTGTGTTCACTTTTTGCATAACATTTTGTGCCATATTAGTATTCCAGCCTTTACCAGTAGCAAGTCCCATTACCCAAGCGTCATCAATGTCGCTTTGGAAGGCTTTCTGCCAGTCGCTGTTACCTCTATCAGAAAATTGTCTCTTAGATTCACGCATAGCGGTAATCTCGTCCTTTCTTTCTGTTAGGTCTTTTTGTAGTTCTTTAACAACTGATTCTAAATCACCATGTCTTTCAGCAACGCGTTTTTCAACGTCGTTCATGAGCTGTTCAGCTCCTGAAATTCCGGCTTTTACAATTGTTTTAACTTTTTGTTGTTCGGCTTCTTTTTCTGCTACTTCTGTTACCAGTTTTGCAGCTTTTTCGTCAGCTTCACTTACTTCTTTTGCTTTTGATTCTGCTTGTTGCATTGCGATTTTAGCAGCAGTTGATTTTGCCACCTCTTCCGCGAATGCTTTTAAGTCGAACTCAGCATTTGGAGTAGTTTTTTCTGTAGACATATGTCTCTCCTGTTGAGTGGTTTTACCCACGGCTTGTGGCGCATCAATTTCTTCAGTATTTACTGCTTCCATATAACGAGCCTGTTTTTCTTCTTTCGAAAATTCTGCTTTCCATTCATCATATTCTGACTGAGAATCGAATGATTTTGCAATCGAGAACATTGCGGCTTGGTTGCAAGGTACACTCACAACTGAAACCTCAAATAGTTCAGCATCCTTTATCATATATCCGTCGGTTTCCTTTATATAATCAGCGTCCTTGACTCGGAAACCCACGGAAAATGCTCCAAGTACGCCATCTTTGATTAATTCTTTTACATCGCCCGCAGACTTAGAGATTCTAGCTCCAAGTTCGAGGCCATTTTCGTTAACTTCTAATGAAGTTGCACGACCAATCGGTTTGTTATAGTCATGGTTAAATAGAATAATTGGATTACCTTTGAAGTTATCCAGTCCTCCGTTTTTAGTCCATGCCTGGTGGTCTATCACGTCACCTGCTCTATCTGATGCGTTAGTACTAGCGTAACCTTTTATGTTTACGCTGCCATCGTCATCTTCGCCTAGTGTTTTAAAAGTGGAAGACCAATGAAAGATTTTATCTGACATGTTACTTACCCTTCTTTTTCAGCTTTTTTAGAAGCTGGCTTTGCCTTTGGTGCAGGTGCTGGAGCTGGCATAGGAGTATTATCTACTCTCATTTTTGCTTCAATCATCTGTGACATTCTTGCCCATGAGCCAAAAGCTCTTTTAGCAACCATAAAACGCATTGGAGCGTCTTGTGCTGCTTTATATTCATCTATTGAAAGTATCTTTCCTTTATCAAGAAAGTACTCCAGTAGTGTTTTAAGAATTGCTGGTTTATTCATTTGTTTCTTCCTCTGTTTCTTCAGGTGGTCTGCCACCCTCACTTGGGTCAGCTGCGCTGCCCGCTATATTTGCTGGGATTCTCAAGTCATCATGTCCATCAATTGATTCCATGTTCATTGCTTCCCTGACTTCGTTAGGTGTCATTATACCTGTATTAACTAATGTTGCGTAATAGGCTGCTTGGTCTCTTAACTCTGGTTGTAAAGCTGGAACGCCATGTACGTCCTCAGTAATTTTAAATCCAAAGAATCTTTCTAATGCATAATTCATTTTTCTAACGATAGGCAGTACAGTTTCTAAATAGTACAATCTGTGGTTAGGTCTAATGTTGGCATTATTACCACCGTCCATAAGAATCGGAGGTACACCCATAGCTTCTAATATTACTTTTTCATTAGCGGCTATTGACGGTTGGAAGTCTAGTTCCTTAAAGTTTACTTTAGTTAAACTATCTACTTCTAGTCCCCCGTCTAATATAAGTGGTCTTCTACCACCATTTTTTGGATTGTATCTTTGTGCCCAAGCTGTTAACATTCTTTCTTTTATTCTGTCAGAAAGTGTATTAGGGCTCTTTAGTACTAATCCTGGAACTGCTCCGTTTTTGAAGAAGTTATCCTGAAATTTTCTCATGCTGTCTAACAGATACATTGTTCTGTAAGCCGCTTTAAGTCTAGGTACTCCCCTATAGATTGAATGAAATGAGTTTTCTTTAATATGTATAATTTCTTTCGGGGAGTAGTCTATGTGACCATCATATACATACTTGCTCACATAGGTCTGAGTATCAGCTTCTATGGTAACGTTTTGTGCAGGTAAATGATAGAGATGGGCACCGTCAAAGTAAATGAAGATGTTACCATCTATCAGTAAATCAATAACTAGATTTCTCTTAAAGCTATTAATATCCTGAAAAGGATTTGGCTCTTTATTCAAGAGTAAATCCAATTTAGTTCTACGAATATTTTGAACTACTGGAGTGATTCCTTTAATCTTTTCTCCAATGTCAAATGGTATATCCGCACTATCGTCAACAATCATGTTTACAGCACGATTAACTACTTCTAGTTCTTCATAGGCTGAACGATAATTATCTTTCTTTTCTCTAGTGTCTATTGCTAGACCTTCTTCGTAAGCGATGTAAGGCTGAGAACTATTTAGTTTCCCCTCATCATTTCTTCCTAAGAATCTGTCATACCATGCCATATTTGTCTCTCTGTATTTCTACCCATCTTTTTTGTTTAAGTGCTGATGCTAGTTTAGGTCTTTTGCCATAAATGCTGTGCAGTCTTATGTGATGAGTCTTACATAGGGTTGCTGCTTCGTCGTATACTTCGGTGAGGTGTTCCTCAATAAATTGTTCTCGAAGCTTCATAATTTCGTCGGCTGAGGTAATCGTAATTTTGTTACCCTTCAACCAAGTGTGTAATAGTTCAGTCATTCCGTAGAAGTGGTGAAACTCTAAGTTTTCGGTGTCACCGCAGATAAAGCATTGGGTATCTTTTTGATAACCTGATTTGGCTTTATCTCGTACGTACTTGACTAAATCTCTTTTTAAATCCATAAATTCCTAATACTGAAAATTATACCAAATTTTCACCTTTTTGTCAAGAACAATTTTTTGGTAGGTCATACTTTTTAAAATGTGTTCGCTGAGGTTTGAAAAGTGTACAGCGCATATCTCAGAGCGTCTGCCATGTGACTTGCCATATTGTGTTTTGGCTTTTCTCTCATTAAATTAGGGTTGGGATCCCATTGATATTGGTCTACGCATGATAATGCGTTAGAGCATCTTTGATCGATGTGTAGTGTGTCATTATCTATTATACCAGCTACTTGCCCTATACCATCTAGTACAGATTTTTTAGCGTTAATAGTAGATATGTCGTAGTTTTGAGCGAAGTCAAAACGTGTCTGCTGTGCAGCGGAGTCAATGTATATATAGTCTATATTATACTTACTTATCATTTTATTGATTTCTATAGCATGCTGTTCAGTAGTTCTTTCAGCGTCCATGTATTCATCTATGAGGTAGAATTTATTGTAGTCCCAATCATATGCTATCACACATAAAGCTGTTGGATCTTTATACCCTACGTCTAGTCCTGCAAATACATCCATTTTACTAGTATCGAGTTGTTCGTAGTCTCCTACTTGGGTCTCGAAATTAAAGTTCCAAACCTGTCCTTCATAAGTATTAAAATCAGCTAAGTACTCCTGTGAAAATTCTGCAGCTGACATGGCTTTCTTAGCCTCTACAATATCTTGTTCACTAATCCTTGGATTCTCATGGTAAGTAGCTCGTATAGAACACCAATCTTGGAATTCATCGCTAAACCCTCTGTGATAGAAGTCCGCAAACCAGTTGTTTCGTCCCCTTGGGGTTGAAATAAATACTGCTTTGCTGTTCTCTTTATCCAATGTTGGTCTGAGTGCCACATTGAAAGCATCCTTTCCGTCAGCCAGTGCGGCTTCGTCAAAAATGATTAAGTCATAACTTCTACCAACTGTAGAGTCCACCTGGTTCACAGAACCCATACGTATAGTAGAACCATTAGATAGTTCTATAACTTTGTCTTTTGCATTATCTTTTGTTACTTCCAAATCAAAGTGTTTAATAAGTTGTCTTTGTAAGTCAAAAGAGATTTGTGAAAGAGAGTAGTTCGGTGACATAATTAATATGTTGGAGCCTGGCACGAGTGATACCAACTGTCCTATGACATTTGCTATATACGTTTTTCCCTGTCGCCTTGATAAGGCGGCACACACGAATCTATACTTCGGGTTGTTAATGGCATTGATTAATGCCGTCTGTGAACTATTAGGTGCAATACCTAATAGGTTCATATATTCTGAAATAGGAAGTTTGATAAACCTTTCGGCTGTTTCAAATTCCATTAGTTCAGAACTTATAATATCTGTTCTACTTATATCTAGCATTTAATGAATCGTCGTATGTTTTTTAATAATATCAGTAAGAGTTTCTAGCTCTTTCTTCTCTAGTACTTTGTGCTGGTCACATAGATTTAATAGGTATAAGTACCCCATACATAAGCTTTGTACTGTTTCGTCGGCATGTGTTACAACACCACGTTCTTCAGCCTTCTTGTTTAATGAATCAAGAGTGACTGCTGCGGTTTCTGCAACATCTATTAGCCATTTTTCAAGCACTAGCTATATTTAACTGGTGTGCCTAATACCGTTGCTGCTGCAGCGAATATTTGGTCAGTTGGGTCTTTCATGATGAATGTTACTTCACCGTCGGCTAATGTCATAGTGCCTAGTGTTACGTCTGCTGCATTTGCTACTGTTATCAACTGGTTGGCATTACTATTATTAAATAGTCTTACTTCCGTTGCACCTGCAAATGTAGAGGCTGCTCCCACAGTAGTACCACAAGCAGCTTCTGCTGCGTATAATCTGTAGTTCATTTACTTCTCCTTTGTTTTCTTTGCTTTTTGCTTAGCTTTTAACATTGCATCCTTAATATCAACTTTACCATCAAGGTTTTTGTCTTTACCGTTTACCATGTTCCAAACCTTTAAAGCTTGTTCTTTAAATTTGTTTACCATTTTACTTTATTTGCCCAATATGCTGCGGACATTTTGCCTCTAGCTATATTTTTAGCGTGACGAGCTTTGAATGAAGCTCTGCGTTTTTTCTGTGCCGTTGATTTAGGAGATTTTCCTGCTCCTGACACGCCTTGTTGCCCAAATCGTATAGTCTTAACTTTAGTTCCTACTTTTGCTACCACTACATGGGACTTCGTTCGGTGCTTGGGCGTACGCTTTGGTTTATTATACCCCGATACGCCCACTCTTTTTAAACGACTACTTTTTTTGCTACTTTTTCTTTTTGCTACCACGTTTTTTCTTCTTTTTAAAGCCCGCTTTCATAAAAGCAAAAGCCTTCTTGGTTATTGTAGATTTCTTTTTGCTTCTACTTATACCTTTTCTTTTTCGTGCAGCTATATTAGCGTATAATCCTTTCTTTTTAGGTTTACTTTTTCTTGCCACGTTTTTTCGCCTTCTTCTTTTTCTTCTTAGGGCGTCCTACCGCAGATCCATAAGTACCTTTACCGTATGGCATTATTGTTTTGCCTTGCCGATGTTTAGGGCTAATAAGTCAATAAACTTATATAGTTTTCCTATCCATACATCGTCTTTTGGTGTTGGTGTTGAAGCGGCTATTAGACTCGCTACTGTAACAATCATTGTGATTGTTCCTATTAATTCCATCATACTATCTCTCCCAGAGCTTAAGAGGGCACTGCCCTTTCTTAATCTTTGCCTTTAGCGGTATAAAACATTTACATATTTTACACACTTTAAGACTAGTGTAGTACTGACACGTACTACAAGTTTTGAGTCTACTTTCCTGCAGGCTCATTCTTCAACGCTTGAGGGTCAGTTACTTTTTCATAGTAAACTACTACCTCTTTAAGTTCTGTTATATAGCGTTTAAGTTCTTGCATGTTATAGCTCATTAGTTCATAATCAGGTATAGACATGGCTACGAATACTATTGATCCGTGTTCTTTTGTTAATCTTGCGTGAAACTCTTCAATATTCTTTTCGCTAACAACATACCACATAGGCTCTTTTAAGTCTATCTGTCTTGGGAGAACAGGCTGAGTTATAATCCTGTCCATCGGTTTAGCTGTTACTTCAATTTGTTTTGGAGTTAGTAGACTGCAACTCGATGCCATCATCGAGAGCGTCAATAGTCCTACTAATTTCTTCGATTGAATCAAATACATTTTTAGTTCCTCTGTTAATTCTAGGCTCTAGCAATCCGGGCTTTGCCGATGCTAGTTTGGTTAAATTGTGTCTTTTGAAGATGTCTAAGTATCTGTTCATCTCCATTTGAGTTGCTTGGGACTTAGCCTGAAGTGCTCCAAGTTCTTTTGTTTGTAATGCAAAGTCATTCTGCATATTTTCTATTGCAGCTTCTTGAGTTGCAACTGCACCTTGTAGTGCTGCGTTATTCGCTGTTAGTACCTGGTTTGCGTTATATAAGTAATAACTTCCTAACCCTAGTACTAGTATAATTCCTATAAGTAATTGATTCATAATTGTGATATCCTATAATTAAGTCCTTCAGCTCCGCGTATTTCTACTACGTCACCTTCTCTTGTTTTAAATTTTAAAAACTTTGGCTGCTTTTTATAGAATTTTCTTACTACGAAAGTTTGATCATCTGCGTCACCATAAGTTGAGTTATAGCTAACAGTCAATTCTTCATATACAATAAACCAATCAATAAACCAGTAGTAAAACTTAACTATCTTTGCTATTAGTTTTTTAAAGAATGCTTTTAATTTAGCCATTAGCGACTAGTTCTAAACCAGCTTTTGCTAGTTCTTTAGTTTTGTATTGATAAACTTCTCCAGCGACTTTAAACTTCCATCTTCCGCCTTCTTCGTATAGTTTTCCGTCTTTAGGAACTTTTACTACAGGCGCTACATCTAAAGTAGTCATCGCAGGTTTCATTTCTTTTGTTGTGTAACCATCTATCATATTGGGCCTCCGTTATGCTGCCTTTTTGCTTTCTTCTCTTCCCAATGTACAATTGCTTTTTTAATTGCACCTTCAGCTAGTACTGAACAGTGAAGCTTAATTGGAGGAAGTTCAAGGGCATCTGCAATG